AAGCCCTGTCTGAACACCGTTTGACGATTTTTCACGCGGTTCGCGTTGGCGTTGTTGGTGAGGTTCACACGGTTCACGTTGTTGTTCACGCGGTTAGCGTTGGTGAGGTTCACACGGTTCACGTTGTTGTTCGCGCGGTTCACGTTGTTGTTCGCGCGGTTCACGTTGTTGTTCGCGCGGTTCACGGTGTTGTTCACAGTGTTGTTCATGCGGTTCATACCAAAGTTCGCGGGTGCGGAGACGGTCTGTCTCGGTTTCGGTCTGCCAGTGGCCAGTCTGACAGGTTCACGCACACCCGTGGTGCGCAACCGCGCAAAGATGGCTTCTCGAAGTTCATCTTTAGTGTTCTTCTCGTCGACGAGTGCCCCCACCTTGGTGGCGAGTCGCTTGATTTGAGCTTTCAAAGTGCTCTTATCGAAGAGACGCTCGTAGTCCGCCTGTGTCAAGGGGGACTTTTTGTCCGTCAGGTACGTCCGGTCCTTGGACAACACCATGGGAGGCAGCAGGAGTTTATCCTGTCTGATGTTGGCGTACAGGTTGCAAATCTGTTTCCTGGACAGGTTCAGGGTTCGACCAACATCTTGTTCTACGCGTTTTTTTAGGTCTTCATAGCTGATGTTCGGGTCGCAAACATCCATGATTATAATATTACTTTACATTTTTTATGACATCGTATCCTATGTTAAACAATCTAACCTTCTCCTCGTACTCCATGTTAAAATCAAACACGTTCGCCCCACCCACGTTGATTTCCATGAGGTTGCATCCCGGGCTCGCCGCTCTGTGTGTCAGTGTCGAACGCACGAGGGCTTCGACGAACTGCCTGGGTGTGTCTATGGAATCGTGATAGACATCTTCCATCTTCAATACTATCACGGTGACTTCGTGTGGTTTCTTTCCTAAAAATGGTGCCATCGGGTACTTTTCGACGGTGCCACCGTCGACGTAGGTCCTTCCCTCGAACTTGCCCGCACTGAAAATCATGGGAATGGCTATGCTCATGATCACGGCGTCTATGACTTTCATCTGTGGATGCGTGTCCCTCGAAAAGTATTCCGTGCGTGCTGTGTTCAAACAGTACGCGGACACGTACACTTTAGTCTCCAACTCCTCAAACGTGGGGTCTCTCCCGTCGCACAACTCCACGAGGAGTTCTCGTATGGGCTCCATGGCCACGAAACCAAATTTGTTAATGAAACTCGTCAAACTCAACTTAACAAATTTGGGGATGTCCACATCTAAACATTTTTCTAAAATCTCATCCGTGGACATCCCGAGAGCAAGAAAGAGTGCTAAAATGGACCCCGCGGAGGCTCCTGAAATCTCACGAACCCCTTTGAGCGCCGGTTCCAGCGCTTTCAGGGTGCCTATCATCGAGTATATGCCCATCGATGCCGGACCGATGCATAGGTACTTCATCCCCTTACTTAATAGAATTGAGGAAATTGCTTGCGAAGCGACGCAAAGACCAAAGCGAAGACGATCGCGTGGACCAAGGCCGACGCGACACTGGTTTCGCCAGACATCAACACACCCTTGGAGCCCGGTGGGAGGGTCAACAAGAGACCCGGGCTGAGGATGACGAAGAGAGCGGTCGTGACGATGAGGTCCGTCTGGGTGAGCACCAGGTTCATCGCTCGCGCCACGAGGGAGAACACGAGGAAGAACACCAAGGCGTGGAACAAGACGGCCATTTGGCTGGTGGAACGGTTCATGAACTTGACGTTTTTGCCCGTGGTGGTGAGCAACACGCCCGGGCTGAGGGCGAGAAAAAGGGCCGCGGGAATGGCAACTTTGGGAGACGTAACGTCTGGGAGCATTTGTTATATGGTGAGATTATTTATGTCGGAGTGCTCGATGACGAAGAAGGCGAAGTCGTGGAACGTCGCTCCTCGGGCGAAATCGAGGTATTTCATCTCATTCCAAAGGACGCGCCATATGTACGCCACGTTCTCCTCGTAAGGGACGTCTCCTGAGTATTCCTCACATTCGCTGTAATCCGTGAAGCAAAACACAACGAAATCGTTGTACGAGCAGTCCGTGAGAAGCACGTGCTCGAGAAACGCGTCTCTGAGGAGCATGCGTAGAAGGTCCCATAGGTCCCATAGTTCATCTGAATATTGGAGTTCCCAGTCCAAGATATTCAGAGCAACGTCGTGTTCTGAGTTTAAGTCATCGTCTCCCCCACTATCGGGGTCCACCTCAGCCCCTGTGGAGGCTTCATAGACGTATTGAGACCAGACCATGATGATAATTATTGAGCGGCTTTATCTTTTAAACCTGTCAGTGAAATCGAAGTGCTCTCTGTGGTGCCCAGTTTCTCCTGAATCCCTTGGACGATTTTGTCCACCCTCGCCTGGTCGCCGTCGAAGTACTCGACCAAGCCTTCGAGAAGGTGTTTCTTCGACATAACCTTCTTGCGGGTCGTCTTCTTGAGGGCAATCTTGCCCTTTCGCAGGTTGATGGTGTCGATGCCCTGGTTCACCATGGCGCTCTGTACGCGCACTTTCAGGGCTTTCTCCGCCTGTGTTAAAATCTTAATGTCTGACTTCGCCTCGGTGATTTGTTTGTTCAACTCAACGAGGCGTGCCACGGTTTCTGAGAGTTCGTCTGATGACATTCGTTTATTACTAAAAGTCTACAATTCTTTAATTAGCACAAGTCGCGTTGCATGGTGTCCGCGACGATGGTGCTATTGTTCCACACGTACTGCTGCTTCGGCGTGGCCGGGTCGGAGCGGATTTGCTGGTTGGCGTTGCGAAGGGCACCGCCGACGGTCTCCGGGAATCCGATTTGCTGACGCGGTTCGAGGAAGTTTTGGCCCTTGAGGATGTCTTCCGGGCTGAACTCACCGAACTCGCCCTGGGCGACTTCGCGCGGCAAGAGGGAGGACGCCAAGCCCGTGCCCGCGTTCATCTGGCACCCACCGGCAGCCTTCATGGCATCGCCGGACGGACCGACCGCCGTCGGGCCCACGGACGCGAGTTCGCGCTCCTTGAGCGTGTATTCGGACTTGCCGTTGTTCATGTTGAACAACAAGTAGACGAGCACCGCAATGCTCAACAACATCAATAAATTTCTGGTGCGGTTGTTGACTTTCACCATCCTGCTTTATATTACTATTACATAATTTTTTTTATGCTGCCGTCTCATCGTCTACTGAGGGGGCCTCTGGCTGTGGCTCGGCCACTGCCTCTGGCTCCGGCTCGGCCACTGGCTCGGGCTCGGCCACTGGCTCAGCCTCGGGCTCGGGCTCGGGCTCATCGTCTTCGTCGACGAAGGCGTACTCCTCTGGGTACTCGGACTTGATGGGCTCTGGGTGGAGCTTGACCTGGACGACGTTGTAGGCTGGGCCGAAGGCGGTCTTGGCGAACCACATCCCCGCGTACTCGAGGATCAGTGAGCACTCCATGTCCTCTCGGAGGGTGGTGAAATCCACGACCTCCTGTTCCGCTGAGAAAACCTTGGTCGGTGGGATGCGTTCAGCCACGAGTTCGGCGTCGCTGTACGCCGCCTTGAGGGATTCGACGGACTTGTCCTTGCCGAACCACTCCTTGGCGTGTTCCTTCGCAGCCTGAAGATTTGCCTTGTTGATGGTGGTAATCTTCCGCTTATTCCCCGCGGACACCGGGTCGATGGTGATGTCCGTCTCGGTCGTCGCGCTGATGCGAGCCTTGTTCAGCTGGATGAAATGCTTCTTCTTGTCGTCCGTGGTGGCTCGGACGAAGTAGCATCCATCATCTCCTTTGGCGGGGGCACTGTACAGCATTGTATACCTAAATCACGAGGGTAATCTTTAAATAAATAGACTCGTAGCACCCACGAAAGGAATCATGGCGGCACCCAACAGGACACCCTCTGGAATCCAGGCGTCTCTGTTTTCCCTGTACCCGTAGAGCGTGTTCGTGATGTTGATTTTGTTCCACACGGACTCGTCGACGAAGTTGAGCTTGTTCAAGTTCAGTGCGGGTTTGTAGTTCCACTCGTTCCCAATGTACCTCGGGGAGTTGTTCTGCACCCACTTTTTCTTTCGCACGTCGAACCTCTGACGACCGTCGGTCTTCACGAACCCTTTAATCTTGAGGGGCACCAAGGTGTTCATCCCGTACACCAACTGTCTCTTGAGTTTTTCCCCGTCGGGTTGAATCGTGTACTTCTCGTACTTGTACGGGTCTTTCTGTTCAGCAACGCGCATGTTCACCTTCCCGTTCATGACGACCGTCTTCGTCCTGGAGGGGAGCTTTTTGATGACTTTAAAGTAAATGTCAAAGATACTATCGGACGTCGTAAACTTCATGCCTTTCGAGATGGCCTGGGCGAGTCTGATGAGTCGCGCGCGGTCCTTGGCTTTCTTCTCCGGGCGCAAGTTCAACTCCTGCATGATGACCACGTCGTGAATGAGGAACGCCTTACTGGCGATGGCCACCCGCTTGTCGTGGACGATGGCCCCACTGTCTCGGTTCACGTAGGTTATGCCCGTTGTTTGCTTCTTAAAGATGACGTCGAAACCGAACTCCCCTGGGCGCATGAAAGGGACGTCCAAGATGCCACCCATGCGCTGCTGCACCACTTTCCCCGCGGCGACGTCGTACCACCCGACGTTGAGGTCGAGGGCGAAGAGTTCGACGTCGGTCAAGACGTTGCCCTTGCTGACGTTGGACCCCGCGGAGAGTTTCTTCTTTTTCATGAGGGTGTACCTCCTGGTGAGCCACGGCCCTTTCTCTGTGAACGACACGCCCAAAAACTTTTTCAACTTGGACCGGTCCTTTTGAATTCTCTCCTTGATGACTTTATTGAAGCGCACGCAAATCTGACCCAACTTGTCCCACATGATGAGTTTGATGCCTTGGAGTTTCCCGAAAAATCGCGCGTCGTACTTCATCCTGGGTGCGAACTTGGTGTCGATGTCGGAGGTCACGATGCGGTCCGCCCTGGGAAGTTGCATGTTAAACGCGTCCCCACCGGAGATGACCAAGTCCCCCATGGGTTTCATGTGTTCGGAGAGTTCGCCTATGATTTTGTACACGATGTCTCGCACGGTGTCCGTGACGTATACGTACAAGATGTCTTTCAGGTTGGCATCTTTGTGTCGCGTCGACAAACGCTTACGGAATTCACGCACCTTCCCTTCATCGTAATATTTTAACAGAACCTTGTCCCCTTTACACAGGTTCTTCAATAAATATTTCCTGATGGTGTCCTCGGTGTACAACCTCTTATCCATATTATTATGTGTACATAAATTAAAATGCAGCTGGCGTGCGACATCATAGACAACTGTCGGTGCTACGCGGAGTACCCCTCGAGCCCGCAGTTCTGCGGCGCCCGCCACGGGCCGAAGGTCGACCCATGCCCCCCGGCGTGCTGTGCTGGTGGGTGTGATGGTCCCGAACCGTTCGCCGTGATTCACTCACAGGACCGGCTCACCACTGGCTCGTTCCCCCTCGTGTTCGCATTCCTTGTCATTTTGGTCATCATTTCCACGCTTACACTGGCTTAAAGAAACCAGACGACAATTGAGTAAGAAAAGATGCAAGAAGAAATCGAAGCCCTCCGCAACGACATCAAGAGCCTCACCAAGCTCGTTCGTAAGATTAAGGCCAAGCTCGACGACCCGGATGGGGAGAAGGCGAAGGCTCGCGTCGCCAACAACGGGTTCAACCGCAAGCAAAACATCTCCGATGAGCTTCGCGCGTTCATGGGCTTGGGTGCTGGCGAACAGGCGTCTCGAAGCGAAGTCACCAAGTTCGTCACCAAGTACATCACGGAAAAAGGTCTCAAGCATCCGGAGAACGGTCGCCAATTGGTTTTGGACGACACCCTCCGCACGCTCTTGAAGCCGCCGGCGGACGTCCAAGTCACGTACTTGAACTTGCAAAAGTACCTTTCCCCGCACTACATCAAGTCGGCTTAAAAATAAAATAATATTGTAATGTAATGTCCAACGTTGACAGATGTTATATCGAAAAACTTGTTGGTACAAAGATTGGTGATCTATCTCTGTACCAAAAAGCCTTCACCCACAAGTCTGCGTTGAAACAATACGACGACATCGAACACTCGTACGAAACCCTCGAATTCATCGGCGACAGCGTCCTCGGCTTCGTCGTCACGAAGTGGCTGTTCGACCGCTATGAGTCCCAACAAGAGGGGTTCCTCACGAAGGCGCGCACGAAGTTGGTTCGCGGGGAAACCCTCGCCGCCATCGCGCGAAAACTCCAACTGCAAGATGTCATCTTGATGGATGAGAAAGGGATGCGAAACAAGTGGAACAACAACACGAAAATTCTCGAAGACGTGTTCGAGGCCCTGTGTGGTGCGATATACATGGACCTCGGTCTCTTGCACACGAAGGAGTTCATCTTGCGCATCTACGAGGACCCGTCGTTCGTGGACATGCAGTGTCTCCTCGTGGACGACAACTTCAAGGACCACCTCATGCGGTACTGCCAGCAGCACAACTTCCCCCTCCCCGAGTATAGAATAGCGGACCACACCGACGGGGTGTTCGTCATCGACGCCTACGTCAACGAAAAATTCTTGGGAAGAGGGTGGGCCAAGTCGAAAAAACAGGCGGAGCAGAACGCCGCGAGGGCATTCTTTAGTTGAGTTAAAAGTAGCATTCATTATTATTTCAATAAGTACGCTCGATGCACCCCAATGTGAAAGCCCTCATAGAGAGAGAGTACGCCGCGCAAAAATCCGAGGAATGGCTCTCCCTCCGTGGGAACATGCTCACCGCCTCGGACGCCGCCACCGCGATAGGGTGCAACAAGTACCAGACACCGTACGACCTACTCTTAAAGAAGTGTGGCGTCGGGGAGAAGTTCACGGGTAATGAAGCGACGAGACACGGTGAGAAATATGAAGACGAAGCGCGCATCCTGTACGAAGAGCGCTACGGAGAGGTGGTGCACGAGATTGGCCTGTGCCCCCACCCAGAACACCTCTGGCTCGGGGGGTCCCCCGATGGGGTGACTGAATCCGGGAAACTCGTGGAAATCAAGTGTCCCATGATGCGTGAAATTAAACCAGAGGTCCCTGAACACTACATGCCCCAGTTGCAGTTGTGCATGGAGATATTGGACCTGGAATCGTGTGATTTCATCCAATATAAACCCGCGGATTTCAACTGGCCGAATCCAGAGGAGTTCGTGGTCGTCCACGTCGACAGGGACAGGGAGTGGTTCGCCACGAACCTCCCCATCATGCGCGCGTTCTGGGATAAGGTGCTCTATCACAGGGAACACGGCATAGAACCACCGCCACCCAAAAAGACCCGCCAGCGTAAACCGAAACCCCCAGCCGAGTGTGAAATCGCATCGGACTCCTCCGACGACGAGGATGACTTTTTTTTCTAGCCCTTATAATAAAATAAAATGATGAAACGTATTGGTTCCCGCGCCGAAGTCATGCACGGCACCGCGACGATGACCGAAGGCGGTCTCACGAAGAAGGATTTGTACCTCGACCCGAAGGATGGACGCATCAAGAGCCGCAAGGCCCACGACGCCGCCATGGCGCGCATGAAGGCCGAAGGTAAGGCCCACTTCGTCAAGGTGTGGAAGCCGAAGGGTGTCAAGAAGGACGGCGACGTCAAGTTGCAAGCGAAGGAGGGTTCGAAGGAGTACGAGCGCAAGTTGAAGCAATTCAAGCGCTTGCAAAAAAAACTCTGAGCACATAGTAAATGACGCTCGCTCTGTGGGACGAAGCCGTGAAGGAAGCTAAAAAACAAATGGGTGTGAAAGATACGTTCACTCGCATCGAAGGTAAGTTATTAAAAAAGTGTCAGGTCATCTACACCGCCCTCGTGGCGGGCACTAAATCGTGAATTGGAAACCCTTGAGACGCTCCGGCTCGAACACTTGCAACTGGTGCAACTTCCAAGTCACCCCGAACTTCCGGTTCAAGAAATACACAGAACACATCTCGACGATGGGTCTCCCTGAATTTCTTGAATACAGACCGTGGGTCATCGCATCTTTCGGCATGCGCTCCTTGTTCGCGTCGAACACGTCCGCCTTCATGAGGTCGTTCATGTCCGTGTCCACTTTCACGCGAAACTTCGGGGCGTGGCCGGGGTTCTCCTTGATGTTCGAGTTGAACATGGGAAGGAGTTCCTCCTTGGTCATCGGTTTTTGAAAAATCTCCTCACTCTGCGCGACCACGGCGTCGATGACCATGTTCTCCACCTCTCGAAGGGTTTGATAAAACTTTTGGACGTACCCACCGTCCTCGTCCCATCCGGTCAGGGACAGGTCCAAGGTGTACTTCGTGGGACCTACCTCCGGGGTGAATCCACAGATGCCGAAGGGCATGTACAGTCGCGGGGCTTGGACGCGAAGATGTCCACCATCTTTGTTGGTGATGACAATCTTCTTGTTTTTATAGCTGCCGATGTCGATGTTAGAACACAACTCTGTGAACTTCATATTAAATAAATGGATGTATAACTTTAAGCAGAACACGCGACGCACTCGGGTTCGATGTCCAGTGAGAATTGAATGGGCTTCGCCTTGGCCTTCGAACGGAGGTAGTACATCCCCGTCTTGAGACCCTTCTTCCACGCGTACATGTGCATCGAGGACAACTTACTGAACGTCGGACTCTGCATGAACAGGTTCATGCTCTGGCTCTGACACACGAAACGCCCACGGTCCGCGGCCATGTCGATGATGCACTTTTGTGAAATCTCCCACACCGTCTTGTACCTATCCTTGATGTCATCGGGGATGTTCGTGATGTTTTGCACGGAACCATCCGCCTTGATGAGGAGGTCTTTCATCGCCTTGGACCAGAGACCCAACTGCTTGAGGTCATCCACCAGGTGTTTATTGACGACGACGAACTCCCCGGCCAAGGTGCGTCTCAAGTAGATGTTCGTCGTGTACGGCTCGAAACACTCATTGTTCCCTAAAATTTGCGCCGTGCTCGCCGTTGGCATGGGCGCGAGGAGTAGGGAGTTTCTGAGACCATCGAGCTTGATGCGCTGACGCATCGCGTCCCAATCGTACATCCCACTCAACTTGGTCTCCCCTTCCCACATGTCAAACTGGAGGATGCCCTCACTCGCAGGGCTTCCCTTGAACGTGGGGTAGGGGTGCGACGCCTTCGCCAACTCACAACTCGCCTCGAGCGCGGCGTGGTACATCGTCTCGAAGATGTAGCTGTTCATCGCCCTGGACGCGTCGCAGTCGAAGGGCAACTTACACAGGTTGAAAGCATCCGCCAACCCCTGCACCCCGATGCCGATGGGCCTATGGCGCACGTTGCTCTGTCGGGCATTGATGGTTGGGTAGTAGTTTCGGTCGATGACCTTGTTCAAATTCTTCGTGAGCACCTTGGTGACCTTGTGCAACGCCTCGTAGTCAAAGGTACGCTTCTCCATGTTGACAAACTTTGGGAGGGCGATGGACCCCAAGTTGCACACCGCCGTCTCATCCTTGTCGGTGTACTCGAGAATTTCAGTACAAAGATTTGAACTCTTAATGACGCCTAAATTTTTCTGGTTGGACTTGGAGTTGCACGCATCTTTGTAGAGCATGTACGGCGTCCCCGTCTCCGTCTGACTCTTCAAGATGGCTTTCCACACGTCCGCGGCATCGACGGTGCGCTTGGCCAATCCCTCCTCTTCGTACTTTGTGTACAACTTTTCAAACTCTTCCCCGTAGCAGTCGGACAACCCCTTGGCCGTGTCCGGGCAGAACAAGGACCATTGACCACCTTCCTCCACGCGTTTCATGAAGAGGTCGGGAATCCACATCGCCGTGAACAGGTCGCGACACCGCGCTTCCTCATCGCCCTGGTTCAAGCGCAACTCCAAAAATTCCATGACGTCGGCGTGCCATGGCTCGAGGTATATCGCGAAGGACCCTTTCCTCTTCCCAGCCTGGTTCACGTACCTCGCGGTGGCGTTGTACACGCGAAGCATGGGAATGATGCCATCACTCTGTCCATTGGTGCCTCGAATGTGCGACCCCCTCGCGCGAATGTCGTGGATGTGCAGACCGATGCCCCCGGCCCACTTACTGATGGCGGCGCACTCGTGAAGGGTGTCGTAAATCCCATCGATGGCGTCATCTTTGTTCGCCACCAAGAAGCACGAACTCATCTGTGGTCGGTGCGTGCCCGCGTTGAAGAGGGTCGGGGTGGCGTGGATGAAATACCCTTGGCTCATGAAGTTGTACGTCTCCAGGATGGACGCGAAGTCATCGCCGTGAATCCCGATGGCGACGCGCATGAACATGTACGAGGGGGTTTCACATATTTTACCCTTCACCTTCTGGAGGTACGACTTTTCCAGGGTCTTCAGGCCAAAGTACCCGTAGTCGAAGTCCCGCTCGGGCTTGATGTACTCACTGACGAGGTCGGCCATTCGAACCACCTCGTCGGTGACCACACCCCCCTCGTGCAACGCCTTCATCGCGTCGACGAAGGTCTTCGGTGCTTGCTTTTGGATGTTCGAGGCGACGATGCGCGTGGCCAAGACCTCGTAGTCGGGGTCGCTCGTGATCATGCCGATACAAATCTCGGCCGAGAGCGTGTCCAACTCCTGGGTCTTGATGCCGTCGTACATGCTGCTGAACACCTGCTGCGCCACCTTGGTGGGGTCGACTTCGGGTGAGAGTCCATGAATCAGGTTGGAGATACGGGTGGTGACTTTGTCAAATTTCATGTCTTCAACGCGACCATCTCTCTTGGTGACTCTCATCTTATTATTTGTATAAATAGGGGTGGAAATTTTTAATTGCATTTCAAGTCGCTCGCGCGAACCGTGACAGCACCGGCCACTTCCTTCTTACGATTCGGTTGCGTGAGGTACGTGTTCACGAAGAACGGGCCGTCCTGTCCGGGTTTGGCCACCGGTGCGTACGAGTTCACGAAACAGGCCGGGGGCTGGCACGGCGGCTTGGCCTCGACGTTCTGCGGCTTGCTGGCGTAGGTCTCGTCGAAGTCGGCGAGCTCCATCTTTACTTACTAGAAGGAAATATTATTTTCGTGGGATATACTAAATGATGTGTGACAACGTCCAGCTGAACACAATCAAGCAGTGCGCCACACCCTTGAACACCCTGTACTTCAGCGACTTTAACCGGGACCTCCTCCAACGCGGGATTCGGGAAAAGTTCAAGCAAGAAACGGGCATCAAGATTGATTACCAGAACGACGACGACCTGAAGACGCTCATGCGTTACGTCTTCATCAACAACGCCGCCGATCACTACGGCGACGTGAACGGCCAGGTGCGCGCGATGAACTCCATCGTCATCGACACCGCGGTCGGGCAGGTGAAGACCGGCGTGGCCCAGTACCTGTCGTATCTGAGGGACATCGACTCGACCACGATTCCCATGGACCGCCCGGTGAACACATCTCTTTATGGAAAGAAGAAAAATTATGCAAACATCCTGTCGTCACAACTCGACGCATGAACAAAAACGGGTGGACGACTGAAGAACACGACCTATTTCTTTTAGGTCTCAGGGTGCACGGAAAGGGGAAATGGGCGAATATCTCGAAAGATTACGTGCGTACACGAACGCCCGCGCAGGTCGCGTCCCACGCACAAAAGTATTTCGCGCGCCTGGCACTCATGGGTCGACGACGTAAAAGTATCTTCGACGCTAAGCCGGTGCTCTTCCGGCCCATAGCCAGGCGTCCGGGACCCACGTGGTATAAAAAATATTGTAATATGTAAAGAGCAATGCTGCTGTCTGAAGAAGATGCCATGAATAAACTGAACCCCTACGTCGTGTTTGACTTTTCCCTTCCAGGAAGCGTTCGTCAAACCCCAGAGTTCACAGACCACGGGAAGGAAGTTCACGCCACGCGCGACGTGGAACGTAGAAGTCCCATCTGCGCTGTGGCGTCAACCTCCGGAGACCGTACTATTGACTTTTGTAAGGGGGGTCGCCAACCCCCGTGCCCCCTTGAGCGCCCGGTCTATCCACGTATACGGGTGGACACGTGCGCCCCGAAGGTGAAGCGCGAGGCCAAGGCCGAGGCCGAGGCCACCACTCCCACTGGCACCTCCTATGGGATGCTCACTGCGGGCGTCCTCCTCGTCCTCATCTTACTCATTGTTCTGCGGAGATGAGTTTGCAGATGTGGAAAAACTTTTCCAATCTCTGGTCGTCCGTGCAGTGATAGATGATTTCAGGGAGGACTTCCATACAAAAATCGTTGACGAGAGTGCGTTGCCAGCTGCGGCGCATGTTCACGTACGGAGGGGTGAACGTGGAGTCCAGGATTTTTGAAGCATTCATGAGACGGGTCGAACACTCGACCTCGTCGAGCGCCACCTCACACATCTTCTGCAATACCTCCGTCGTCTTCTCCACCATGCTGTCCAAGAACTTTTCCAGTGGGATGTTCTGCTTCAGGGACGTCAATTCCACCCAATCTCCCCTTGGTTTGGTGTTGAAGTAATCGACGAAGGTATCGTACCGATTCTCGCCCACGACGTACTTGGTGTACTCGACCTCCACGAAGTCGACGCCGAGTTCGACGTCGTTCACGAACTTGGCTGATTTAAGAAAACTCATTGATTTATAAGAAACCATATTTTTTAAGTTCATTTGCCGTAGGGTTAAACTTCCGGTCAGTGAGGATGCGTTCCACCAAACGTTTCTTCTCTGGGCGAGACATCGTCGTCGTGTCGTTCATCACGTAGTCCACGAACTTCCTTCGTTTGTTGTAATAATTTCGCAAGCTGCGTTTGTACCCGTCGTTCCTGCGAGCCATGGTGCGATAGTACTCCAAGTTTGATGGTCCAAAGCGAAAGCCTTGGTTCATCATGTACAAGTTTTTCATCTTCTCCCCCCGCACGAGGAGGTCGTCCAACTCTTTGTAATACGCTCGACGTTCCTTGTTTTCTTTGTTCATCTTTCGGAGCACGATTTCCTGGACGTTCCTGGGAAGCACACCCCCCGTGGACTTCAGAAATCGCACGACTTTATAATCTCGGGACATTATACAGTAACATGAGAAACTCTCTGCTCCTCGAAGCGGTGGTCGTGGGTGTCGTGACCTCGGCCACGTACTTTGCCCTCACCCAACTGAACACTGGTCTCACGACCCCGTGGCTCCTGTTCCTCACGGGTGCCCTCATCCACCTCGTGTTCGAATTCGCGGGGATGAATGAATGGTGGTGTAGACAGACGTATAAATAAAAATGTAGTACAAAATATAAAATGACAACCCGTGCTTTCATCCCCGCCCTCGCCATCACGGGCACCAGCCTTTTGTGCCCCAACTTAAAGAGTTCAGGGGAGGGGGTGCCCTTCCGCCCCCCTGGGTGGGTGTTCGGGGTGGTGTGGCCCATCCTCTACGCGACCACGGGCTACGCGTGGTACTTGAGTAAACAGGACGTCCTCTTCACCGCCATCGTCGCCCTGTGCTGCCTCTGGCTCATCGCGTACTCGTGCACTAAAAATAAGGACAAGGCCCCCTTGGTGATCGTGAGCGCGGCGTTGACCACGTGGTACACGGTGTCGCAGCTGAAGGGTACGGCCAGAGACTACACCCTCCCTCTCGCCATGTGGTTGACTTTTGCAAGTTATTTAAATGTTTACGAGCAGTACTACACATGAAGACCTTCACGTCTTTGGACGGTGTGAAAATCTACGTCGGGGAGAACGCGAAGGACAACGACCGTTTGACCGAATCGTCCTATCCCAGGGAGTGGTGGATGCACGTGTCCGGCCATCCTGGGTCCCACGTGGTCATCGCGTGCGAGGACGACGTCGTCCCACGGGAGACGAAGCGCGACGCCGCCGTGCTCGCGGTACACCACAGCAAGGCACCCCCCTCTAAGATGGTCAAGGTTGACCTGTGCAGGGTGGAAGATTTGGGTATGGGTCGCGCATCGGGACAGGTATATTTAGATGGTGAAACTACCCAATTAACTATTTTTATGGGGAAGGAGAGGGAGCGAATCGAAAGAATCTTCTCCACTCTTCGACGCGCGTGATCATGGTCTACTCCTCGATCGCGAACCAGTCGTTCAGCTTCGTCCTGACGGTCGATGAGTTCAGGAACATGTTTCCCGAGGAGACGCGACCGTCGTGGTTGAAAATCACGACGATCACGATGGTCGCCAAGTTCGGCCAACCCGTCGACCTCGAGAAGCTCCGCGAGGTTTTCGCGAGGGTCGACCACCTGTCCCTTCAGAGGGGGGGTGCCTCCGGATCTGATTTTCAGTGGTCCATAAAGAACACTACTTTTTACAATCAAATCACTCTGGTATATAAAGACGCATATAGCAGGAAGAGTGTGAAAATTTTCCCCAATGGGTCCATTCAGGTGGCGGGGTGTTGCGACCTGTTCGATTGTCAGCGCGTCATCGCCCAGCTCAAACACATTTTCAGCACGTACCTGGACATGGAGAACATGATACAAGACGAAGATTTCAGAGTGGTCATGATAAACAGCAACTACAGCCTCAACTACAACGTCAACCTCATGCTCGTGGCTAAACATTTTCAAAACTACGGAAACACGTTCTCCGTGAGTTTCCAACCGGACAGGTATTCGGCGGTGAAAATAAAATTCAAACCCGCGGAGGAAATGAAGCAAATCACGACATCCATTTTCTCCACGGGTAAAATAATCATCACAGGGGCGGAGACCCTGAAGGAAGTGGCCTACGCCTACAACGTCGTCTGTCGCCACATCGACCGATGCGATGGTCAGATTCGCGTGTCGCCGACTGAGGTGCGGGACGTCTTCAACACCTTCCTCGGGTACGAATGTGAATCACTTGTACAAAAGCTTCGCACCATGGGCTTTCACTCGTGGCTTCAAACAGCTCGCAACAACCGTATAAATTTTCTGTTGTAATAATAAAGTAAAATGTCTCAGCGCCTCGGAATGGCCGACGGCCGGTGCTTCACGATTCACTCCTCAGCCCAACTCGTGAACAACTACATCATGAAACAAAACGGCATCGCTCTCGAAGACAACTACTCGTACCGACAGTTGTTGCAAAAGAGTGGTCCGGAAATCCTCGCCAAGGTGCAAGATTTGCAAGGCACGCAACAGTGCAACCAGTGCAACAAACCGCTCTTGAACGTCGCGGATATTTATTAAAAAAAGTTTAGGTACGTACATGTAGGATGACCTGTTCTATATGTCTCAACGAGGTCAAACCCACGAGGAACAACGCCATCCGTTGTGGACATATATTTCACAAATCGTGCATAGAGCGGTGGAAGTCACAGGGGAAACACACGTGTCCGGTGTGTCGGAAAGTGTTCGACGTCTCCCAGTTTAGCATAACATTGCAGGTGACCAATAATTTCACGAGCACCACGTCCAACTTGGTTCATCTCGACGACGAACAGATGTTCAACGTCTTGGACATATTCGATGTCTCCTTCGAGGCGGAGACCCCGAACGACCTGGACTCACTTCTTCGAGACTTTGGGGTGAGTCTTTCCGACCTTGATGCCGCGATCCTTGACGCAGAAGGCGGAACAGAAGTTTGAGTAGTTGAGACCGGCATAGTTGCGCGCCGCCTTCCGTGGGTCCTTAATCATCTTCCCCTTCGCGTCGGTCAGGAGGGCACCACCGTCGCTCCACCCCCTCTTGTGCGACCAGAGGTTGACTTTGAAGACGATGCGCTTCCCGGCCTTGAACCCACCAGCCTTCCTGGCCGCGGTGGCGATGCGAGATTCGGGAACCTTGAAAAACGCGGCGACCCCTTTAATCGTGTTCCCGGGCTGCACCTTGTATTCACACACACCGTGCTGTTTGTAAAAGTGGAAATCCCCTTGTGGGCTGGTGAACATCATGATTTTGAAAAAACCCTTCTTACATCGCAGGACTGGGTTGACTTTGTACACTTTCTTCGGGTTGTCAGAGATGACGCGCTCTGGCAAACCCTTGCAGTGCGTGTAGGTGTGATACATGTTCGACATTCCACTCCTATCGCCAGGGATGCTCTTTTGCCAACGGTACGTCTCGGGGTCGTTCACGGCGTAGGCGTAGCAATTGTTTGACTGCTTGTACTTGTTCCAAAGGCGCGTGGTGAACTTTTTTTCAGAACCACTCAATGGTAGTTCTTTGGTGACCATTTTATTATCTGTGTACATAATAAAATGCTCAGAGAAATCTCCAAGACTGAAACGAAGTCCGACATGCTCACGGAGGTCCTCCTCTACACGCTGGTCATTCTCATCAGCACCTTCCTCCTTCGCGTGTTGTGGAATCGTTCCCTCGTGAAGCACATCAGCGTGTTGAAGCCCATCGACTCCATGTTGGACGCGTTCCTGTTGTCCGTGTCCCTCATGATTCTTAGAGGGTGTTAAATCCAGTGGTCATCTTCCCGTCGGGGTGCTTGATGGTCGGATAGGCCTTCACACCCGGCGGACACGTGCCCTTTTTAGAGCAATCCACAAACTCATAGGAAATGTTCTTTTCCTTCATGACGTCGAGTTGCTTACGAGTCCATCCACAACCCATGGTCCCGTAAACGACGTAGTCCCCAGGAGCGGCCGCACCCGCACCCACGGCGGCGGTCTTAGACATGGCGCAGAGAATGTACGCATCGATGAGGAGCAGGATAATGAGAGCAATCATTGTTTGTATTACATGTAGAAAATTAATTTATTCTTCGTCTACGATTTCATCGTCTTCATCGTCGTTCATGTCGACGTCTTCGGACGGTTCCGGGAGGTCGATGCCCTGGAACGCGAACGATGGCAACTTGGCCGTCTGTTCCACGAGGGCTTGGGAGAGCCTGATAGTCACGCCAAACTTATTGTCGATGAACCAGATTTGGTTGAGGTCGACGATGGTGTGCACCTTCGCACCTTTCTCGATGCTGTCCAAGGGGATGGACTCGCGGTTCATGTTGTAGCTCTCCGGGACGAACGTACCATCGGGTTTGGTGAGAATCTTCAACTTGATCGTCGCCGGGTACTCCGGCTTACCCACGCGCACGAGGGGCTTGTAGAGCGCTTGTTTGAGCACCTCGACGTTGAATTCCTTCCCAAGCCACTCCACGGAGTTTTCCGCAACTTTGTTGACGATGAGTTCATCGAGCTCCTCGAAAGTCTTGCGCAACTCGACCGCTTCGGGGACGTCCGGGTCGAACGCCAAGTCGAGGCTGTACGACGTCTTTCCCGTGCCTTCGTCGGTGAACGCGGAGAGGCCGTACGGGCATCGAAGTTTCGGAAACTGGATGAAGAGTTTGTTATTGCCGCCCTTGTTCAGGTAGACCGCCTTTCCGCCGTTCTTGTTCTTTCTCATCTTAGAGAAATCGACGTCGGAGGCCTTGAATTCGGAAGCTTGAGTGATTGCGAGCGACATTGTTGTTGTTGTTTGGTATACCTAAGTACCGCGGATTAACTTTAACCCAGGGGAAAAATTATCTCTCTTTAATGTATACATAGAAATCATGTCTGCCGCGGTGATTATGGCAATGCTCGGATGTTCCTGCTCCTCGGCAGCGGGGCTCTTCTACACGTGCACGGACGGGACCTTAAACATGTCGAACCTCAACGCCAACACGTGCTTCTCGTTCCTCTCGTCTAACACGACGCCGGCTGTCGCCGAGACCGTGGACATGGGCATCAACTGTCAGTACATCACGGTCGAACAAACCACCTCCAACGCGATCATGCTCTCTGACATCGAGGTATACGACTTGGCGGGCGCCAGTCTCATCGTGCACGCGGCCACCGACACCGTCGCCGCGTCGACCGTCGAAGGCGCCACGGAGGAGAATGGTCTCGCGAGTTTCATCGATGACGAAGGCACCGATACGGCCACTCTCGGTACGGCACCGGGCACGGAGGCGGCAAAGGCGAAGGTCGTCGTCGACCTCGGTGGTCTCAAGAAGGTGCACAAAGTGGTGTTGACGAACACCGATACGACGGCGGACCAAAGCAAAATCGCCGGTGCGAAG